TCGCTACCTGTTTGCGTTGACTCAAAAAATGGTGATTTCAACCACTTTGTTCCATCGCCTCTACGGTCGCGAATATACCACAAACCGTCTTCATTTTTGATAAAATTCTCACTCAAAAGTCGGTTTACCAGTTCATGGATGGTTTCGCCTTCCGCTGACTGGGGTTGAACCGGCTTTGCCAAATTAAGGATTTCAAAAGCATTCTTCTTGAATGTTTCGCTACCATTCTTGATTGCATCATGCAACATTACGCGAGTCTCGTCTTCCGTGTAAAGAGGAGCCATACCTAAGCCGTCAATGGTTTTCAGGATAGTCTTATAATCAGTATCGAAGTAAATAAGGTTCTCAAGTTCACGAGCGGCGCGGGCTGTACTAATCTTGCTCTTAGCCTCAACATCTTTTTTCTCGTATTGATATCTAACCCCTTGAGATTTGTGAAGCGACTTGTTGCCATCTACAATCGGACAAATGTAATGAACGTAAAAAAGAAGATCTTTTTGATGTGGTTGAATTGTAAATCCATCTCCTATTTCTAACCTTGTATTCTGATAGCTATATTTTCCACCAATATTGGTTGGAGCCATTGTGGTATACAGTAGGGTATATTCTGACTCACTTTCTTTGTCATAAAAATTACCTCTTGATTTAATAGATATCGAACCAGGAGCGTGAATCATTAATATAGGATCTGAATCTGGACTATTTGTTGGGACCTTGTAGACTTTCAACTTATGCTCATCTTTCACTCGCAAAACGACTGGTCTTTTTTCATTAAAAAAATACGGAAACTCATTTCGCAATTCCTGTTCTGCCCATTCCGGGAGGTCTACAGGAGAGTTGTTGCTTAGATCAAATAACATATTGTTTTATTTTTTGTTTGTATGAAAAACCGGGAGAAGTTTCCCCCTCCCGGTTTTGAATTTACTAAGATTAGGCTGTGAACAAACCGTACTTATTAGCGTTTACAAATTTGTAAGCTACTTCAGATACGATGTGAACACCGAGTTGCCATACGTCAGTCTTGTTAGCTGCCGCACGACCACCTGTTTGCCACATATTCATGAAAGCACCTGGCTTATGGCACAGACGGATATACTTACCCATGTTACCAATACCATCGTCAACAGATCCATTAGTACTCAATGGAATGAAGAACGCGTAGTTTTTCCAAGCGTTAGCAGCTGCGTTAGCACCAACACCAAACATAGTTGGGTTGTCGAAGATACCCATACGAACAAACGCGAAGTTCTTGTTGTTGAACACGAGATTGTTGAATGAGAACGTCTTGCTCATCAAGTCAGCGTAAGCACCTTCACCCCAGAAAGTTTTTTCCATCTGGATTTTGTTAACGCTTACGTTAAAGTTCAAAGGATTCAGGTTTACGGCGCCTGGCTGGTCAATTCCGAACAAGTTCTGCTCCATCAATGCTTGCATATAACCACTTGCCCAAACCATGTAGTTCTTTACAGAACCATCCTGTGAGGTCAAAGCGGCTTCCATTGCATAGAAATCAGTAGCGTCAGGAGTACCTCCAGTTGGAACAACTGTATTCAAACCACCGCCGTTACTAGTAGCACCAGATTGGTTGTTACGAATTGCATTCTCCAAACCTTGAGTGGTCTGGAACGAAGTCGCACCAATAGTGGTGTTGGTAGTTGGAGCGCCGGTAAAGAAGGTGTTTACAAGAGCAACTTGGTGTTCACGCTGCAAGTAGATAATGTCGCGTGAATTAGAGTATGGAGTTTGAACTCCGTTCTCCAACTGTGAGTACCAAAGTTGGTTGTAAAGAGCCTCTGAACTAGACGTGGTATCGTTACGGAAAGTCTGCAAGAAAGAAGTCTTTACTGTATCGAATGTGAACTTAGAAGGATAAGCACCTCCGTTTTCAGGAGCTGAGTTACCAACGTAGTACATCAATCCAGTAGGAGCGGCTGAACCAGCAATAACCAACGGAACCATGGTAAGGATAAGAGCAGTAGCGTCCTTAGCTGTAATTTGATACAATTCGCCACTAGCTGCGCTTTTCCAAATATCACCTACATTAGGCCAAGAGTAAGCTACCCCGTTAATAGTCTGAGCGCCAGCGGTCATAGTTACTGTGTATGGACCAGGAGCTGCACCAGCACCAGTTACGGTAATTGGAGCCTCCATACGAGTCATCTCAAACCAACGAACACGTGGATTCTTCGCGATTTCGCGGTTACCTACTGCGTTCATGATTTGGTTCATCGCATCGTAATACTCATCACCAAAGGGAAGATATGCTACTGCATCGAAGTCTTCCATGATAGCATCCCAGTTGTTCTGGATGCCACCGAATGTCATACCGCCATTATTAGCTGCCGATATCGACAACGGATTAATGGTGGGATTCTGTACAAATGCCATTTTATTAAATTTTTTTAATGGTTAATTATGATTTCATCGTCTGCGACGGGAAAGGAATTCCTCGCTCCATGAGATCTCTTTGAGCGGGGCTTAATCCCTTCGTATCAGCAGCCGTTTTGCCTACACGGTTCGGCGTTTTAGGCTGACCGTTGTAGACTTCTTTTACCACCTTTTTTTCGGTTTCTGCGATCAGTGACTTAGCTATTTGAACTCCGAGATCCCCAGACTGAACCTTATGAATGAGGATTTGGTTCGATAGCCACTCACGCACCGCTTGCTTCCCTTCCTTTGTGGTAGTATCAAAGGCTTGACCTAAATAACCTGCATACTGCGACTTCAAAATCGAATCGATCTCTTCGTTTGAAACTTTTAACGAAACTTCCGAATCGCCGAATTTGTAGGGGACCTCCTTTAGCTGCTTGGCGTAGGACTCTGCCTCGGCAAGTGCTATAGTCTGTCTTTCCGCAATCTGTCTTTGACTTTGGCTCTTTAGCTCTTTTGCAAAGGTAAATGGATTTTTAACGGTTTCAACATCTTTTTTAGTCTTTTCAATCATTTCTATTGCGTCGATTGCATCAGACTTCAAAAGGGCTGTAGCGTAATACTCGCCTTCACCTAGGTTATATTTTTCGCGAATAGCTTCTTCGATAGTCGATTGGCCTAGACGCTTGAATTTATCTGGGTTCTTAACAGCCTCTGCAAGTACCAGGGCTTTGAGTGGATCTTCCATCAAGCTGTCTGCTGTAGAGGACACAATTTGATTAGCAATAGCGGAGTTGATTCCCTTCTTGCCAAAAGCAACCATTGTCTTAGCCTCCTCAATACCACCAAACGGATCGTCTGCTTCCTGTAATAAAGCAAGGCCATCTTCAATATCCCTTTGTTTTTCCGCTAATTCTTGAGCAAGACCCTTATAAGATTTAAGTTGTTCAAACTCAGCCTTAAATGAATCTTCGTTCTCATAACCGTAAGCAGAAAACCACGGCGAATTTACCGGGCTAACCTCTTCGTTAACTTGTTCGTTTACTTGACCGGCTACTTGATCGTTTACTTGTTCGTTCACCTGTTCGTTTTGATTTTCTAATTCGTTGTTTTCCATATGTTTTATACTCTACCTGTGATTTCACTTCCTAGTTGAGATTCAAGTGTTGCTTCTAGTTGTATCTCCTGAAGGACTTGTTGCCCCTTGAGTAACTGTATTTGATAGTTTGAATCCGCTTTCATTTTAGCGAGCTGCTGTTCTTTCATTAATTCCATATTAGCCATCTCGCGCTGCTTCATGATTTCGATCTGTGCAAGCTGCATTGCTGTTTCTCGCTTAGCTTGTTCGGTCATCATAGCCGACTGCTGTTGACCCTCAATCGTCTGCTGCATCATCATTTGAGCGTGTTGCTCCTCGCGCTGACGAGCTTCTGTCTCTTCGGCCGCCATAAACCAAAGGGCCTCATCTACATCACCGTTTTTCAACATCTGAGCCACTCGCTCTACGCTTGATGGACTGAGAAGAACCGCGCCATCTTTAGTTGGCATCTGTGACATCTGCATAGCACGTTGAAGAATAGCACTCTTTTCTTTATCGTTTGGAAGAACCTTGCACGAGATCGCAAGTTGATCCAATGACAATCCCTCAATATCGTCAAGGGCATTTACCATTGTTTCTCCAATAATGCTTTCGTAAAACTCGCGAATCTTCGGGTCGTACTCAATATCTATACGGGCCTGGTGAATAATTCTCTCACCAAGTTTCTGCTTGAACTGACGCTCAGACTCACGAAGCGGCCAGTTGGCGTGATTTCCAGCTACATAATCCTGCTCCATTACTCCCACCAAACGCTCCGCTGACTGATCAGGACTTGCAGCCATCGCATCCGGAATCCCCATCAAATCCTTAATCATCATTTGAAGGTTGGCGATCTGAGAAAGCCACTCTTGGCCTTGGGGTCCAAGACCGTTATCCATCTCGCTCAGTGGCTGAGAAACATACTTGCCAGTTGCTGCGTTAAACTTGGTAGCAACAATCTGAATACCGTTTTGACGGTGGATGTGCATGAGGTCGAAAAGGTCGTACTCTACACCTCCAATCTTGATGTTAGCGGCCTCGCCGACATCAATTCTATATCCCTTTGGAGCGGCTGCCCATACAGCTGCTCGAAGTTTCAATACCGCAAACATCAAGTCATCCAACAACCCCTTCACGCTGCGCGTGGGGGACTGACCGTTGATACGGTGAATAACATACGAACTCATTGGAGACAAACCCTTTTGCATTTGGTTTGGTTTCTTTTTCCATTCGTAAATCTTATCCTGTCCAGTTCCTGAAATGATGTAAGAACCCTCGTACCAATAATTACAAGATACCTCATCATAGGTATCATTAGGATTCTTTTTCTTTTCGTCTACCGGCTTGTTGTTTCGGATGTAATTACCATACCCCTGCTTGTTTGTGCGCTCTACATACTGCTTGTAGTCAGTAGAAAGATACTCAAACTTTAACACGTAAACTTTGAAGTCCATCCAAACCCAACGGTTCGTGGTTGAATCTTTACGTTCAAATGCCCATTGTGGGATCGTTGATACACTTGTTTGATAAGGAACGTAAGACTTGGCCATCGCTTGAATCTGAGCTTCTGTAAAGCCAGCATCTATGAGTTTATCATAAATAGACTGAACCGTCTCAGCTTCAATATGACCTATTGCTACCGGCTCATCCTGATTGTCCTCGTTCCAAAGCATAACCATACGTGCTGGGTCAATGTAATTAAACTTGACCTGCCCGGTGATGGGGTCGTTGTAAATCTTAGCTGCACGGAAGTGGAAGTCAATAGCGTCACGATTAAATTCCATGCGTTGTCCGGACCAATTCGAAGAACGGAAGCCAGCTTCGGCTAGTTTCTCTAGCGCGACCTCGTACTTAGTCTTAAAGAAACCAAGACGTTCTGCCATCTCTAGCATGGTCTCGTCCTTAGGGACAAATGGCAACTTGAACTCAGGAAGCCCAAGTTCTTTCATCAGCGGATTCGTAAAATTCGCTTTAGCGTATATATCATACTTGTTGCGCTTCTTTTTATTAATGATATTTTTATCAAGAGAAACACAGTCAAGTTTATAATCGTTATCTGCAAGAATTGATAGAAGAACATTCGATAGTTTTCGCATGGGTGAGAAAATATCATAGCTAACATTAGCCATAGCTTTTCTTTGAGCCTTGCTCATCCCCCTTGTGTTAGCGGTAGAATCTCCCTGGACCACTCCCTTTGTGCCAATAGGTGATCCGTTGGTGAACCAGTTTTTGTATTTTTCCTGAGACTGATTACCCGCACCATAGTTTCTAGTTTCCTGCATTTCAGGAACTTGGCTATATGTAAAGTATGTACCACCAGCGCAAAAACGAGTGTATAAGGCTCTCGCACAACGCAGCCCAAACTCAGGCTTCAACTTATCAGCCTCAGGTACGTTGTCGTTTGGAAACAACATACTGCCAAGTATTTGTGGTAATATCATATCTTACAAATTTAGTTTACCAGCACAAATGTAGTAAAATTTTTATTAAATAGTTGAAAACAATCACTCTACATCAAACATTGCAAAACCACCTTTGATCTCTATTGGTTGATAAACTTCCTTGTAAAGATCTGGCATCCTGCTCTTTATGGCCCTCATACACCACCCGGTTGCAGCACACAAGTCATGGTTTGTCAAGTCATCGAGACCCCTCATCTGACTCCACTCTTCTATTATCTCCCACATTTTCACGTACTTAACATTGTTGTTAAAGAACGTCATGATATCTCCAGCCATTTCGTTTTTCTCAGCTTCGCCAGCCCAAACCCCAGGTCTTGCGTCCTGCTTTCCATCAGACCCCAAATCCTTCAGAAGGTAACCATCGAATCCATTATCCCTGAAGTATTCCACCAAGGCTTCTCCATCGGGCCACTCTGGGTATACGTATGCGCCAAGGAATATAGCAGCCTTCAACCACTCCTCGTGGTACTCAGACTTATCTTCAGTCTGCCTGTTATATATCAGTATCCAGTCGTTACTCACCCACTCACTCCTTGGCTTTGTGTCTGAATCAACTTGGCTATCTCGCTTATAAAATACAGCGGCTGCCGCGTTTGATTTCTTTTTACCAACCGTATTCCGCTTGTGAAACTTTACCGGGTCACAGCATAGGAAATACTTGTTCATAACCGAAGGATCGGGGGCGTAAATTGGACCCCTTTCTTTTGGAGATATGTATCCCTCTTCAGCGGTTACAACCGTTCGTCTGTTTCTTTGATCCTGCGGAGGTAGGTAGGTCATCGTCCAACTTCCCTTGGGGTCATTATCTACATACACGTCTCCCCCAAACTTGTCTCCTACCCACTTGAAGTTTACCTTAGTGCTGATTGGTGTGCGAGAAAACTTGAGTTCCGATATACGGTCACGCATCTTTTCGATGGGCATCCCCATATCCTTTGGGATAACAGCGAATGCTTGCTTCCAGCTCATGGGGAAGTTCTGCTGCAACTTGATCAGCTTCTGCCACTCTCGCTTACGCTCAAAATAATCCGCTTGGTTTAACAGGTATGACTTTGCCCCCTTGGTAATCCACTTGCCCTCGTTGGACATAACAGGTTCCTTTGGATCGTCAATAATGCTTGCCCCATACTCATCGATGTATCCTTCTACCGCGTAGTAACCGGGCAGGAAGAAGTTAATGAGTCCAGACGGCGTGGTTCCGTTCTCGTTTCGGTCAGAAAAATGCGAGTCATTGGCAATGTCAAAGAACTGCGCTCCACCCCCTGTGTCCATGTCACCAACCGTAGAAGGCATGATACAGAATCCTCTGATGTTTTCTCCACGCTCGATTGCTGGTTTCATCGTGTTGTACCACCACGTCGGGATATTTTGGTCCGCAGCCTTCGCATCCGTTTTCTTCGCCGGCTCGTCACGATAAACAAATGCGATTTCCGCCTCACCGTCCGCCGCTTTCTCCGTCGAAGGCAACGGCGTGATAAAGCACTCCATTTGTTCGGGGACGATTCCCGCTCTTGCTGCTGATGCGATGGCTCCTTCATACTGGAAACGCAAACCCTCCTTTGCTTCTATTCGACCTCTGTAATAAGGGCGGAAGAAGAAAGGAAGTTTGCTTACAGGTGTTTGAATTTGTTTGATGAATATCTTGTTGACTGCCTGGTCCTCGTTCATCGCCTGGATGATAAAGGTTTGGTCAGGCATATTGAGTGTCCCCCAGGTACAGAAGCAACAAGCAATTGCAGTCTTGGCGATACGGCGTCCAGACACGAAATTGATTCCATGAACAGTCCTCTTCCCCCTTCCAACAGTCACGTTTACGTTTGGCTCCATGAAGTATTCAACTCCCATCTCATTCATATCCTCAACCACATTCTTAACGTCTTGGTTTGAGTACTTTGTTTTTACTACACCATCTTCCCTGTACAATACCTTGTGCTTGTAGAACGCATCCTCCGTAGTGTACGCGTACATGAATAGGTGAAACATCTTTCGCTGATAATCCCTGTAGTCTGGACGGTTGTTGTTCTTACCAAAGTTCTTTACTGTCCAGAAGTTTAAGAAGAAATAGTTAGCCCCGTTTAGGTATGTCGGTTTACCTTTAATGAAACACCAGTATCCTACATACCTGCGCTTTATCTGAAGTTTGATCCACTCAATCTCCATAGCGTAGTACTTCTGATTAGATTCAACTTCCTCGTAGATGTCCTCAAGGCGAACGTCACCTACCTCCTTGTACTTTGACTTGTTGGTTGCGTGTTTTTTATTGAACACGACCTCGTAAATCAACTTTATCTTTTCAGGAACTTCTTGGTATGTAAACCTTTGGTCTTTTGGAGCAAGCCCATATCCGTCTACGTATGTGAGCGCCTCTTCCCTTGTAACCTCTCGCTTTAAATGGTGAGAGTACCACTTCTCAAGGCGAGGAAGCGGAATACGGATCGTATCCAACTCATCGTCATCCTCGTGGAAGGAAACGAACTCATCCTCTTCTAAGTATTCGTACTTCATGGTATTACCTCCGGGAATATTTCTTTCTTCTCACGCCACACCCGCGAATAGTGTTCGGGTTGAATACCAAGGTTCTCAGCACGTACAGAGAAGGTAATTGCTTTCTGTAGTGTGATGCTAACCTCGTCGTTCATTATCCTGCTGCGGGCATCCACAAGGGTCTGTCTCCAACTCTCAAGACCTGCCTGGAAGTTCTTGTCATCGTTTGACCTGTCCACAGGCTGAGTCAAGAGCGCACGTTGCAAGGCGGCTATTCGGATGTCGGCTGTACTCATGATTGAGTAATCCTCCGAACATTGTAGGCGTGTGAACGTAATGTAACGCTCCACCGCCCAGTCCACATTCATCATGCAGAGCTGGGCGTACCCGTTGTCTGGATCCGTGTCATCAACCATGATGTTCAGCTTGTTCAGAGTGTATCGTTTGCGCTGGTTGATGTCCGGATACGCATCCTTAACAGGTGTACCTGGAGCGAACATATATATGAGATATCGAACAACCTTGTCGGCGCTAACCCCCTCAGGAAGATCGTCAGACCTATCAAGAATATGGGCTTGGCTGGCCAGGTCTGAGAAACGGTATATTACCGACTCGTCATCCGGGATGCCTTCAATGTTGTAGGATATTTTACTAAAATCTAATTTTATCATCTTTCGTAAGCCATTATAACTCGTGGCTGGAAACGAACATACTCTGTTGTCTTAGCAAGTGTAGGATCTAGTTTGGTGGCGAATATGTTCCTAACACAAACTACATCTCCCTTTATAACCTTCGTGTTAGTCCATACATCTGGACTTGCATATCTAGGTATTCTTGCATTTGGAACTACTACTTCTACTCTACATACGTCGTTATCCGGGATGTGAATAGATCCAAACTTGCGTTCATTACCAAGCATTTTACCGATGATGTATCCATTTAGACTAAATATTTCATCACCACGCTTGGCGGCATAAATTGATTTTTTCGATATGGTTAAATATACCTTACCATCAATTATGCACCCCCCTTCTCCTTCTGTAATCATTTCGCGTGTAAACGTAGCATCGAACCAAACATCATCCCCTTCTACTGCGTCAAATTCACAATCGTAATCCCAACCTTGATAAGCCAAGTCCTTTACAGCTATTTTTACAATCTTGCCGCGTCTTACCGCTTGCTTACCTTGAATATCTTCTTTGTCTGGATCAGCCTCCCTGCTTGCCTCTCCAGCCATTATCTCGTATTCCTTTAAGAGTTGCTTGTCCTTGTATGCCGATTTTTTCAATGCCTTTACAATACCAATCATTTCGTCGTCATCTACTTCAGAAATGTAATTTTTGATTTTGTTTACAATTTTCAACTTTCCGCCATTGAAGTTGATCTCGTCTTCAGTCAAAGAATGAAGCTCAATGATGCACTCTCCGTTGATGAGCTTTATCTGGTCTAAGTCTATTCCCGCTAAATTCATTTGTTTGCTAATTTTTGTTCGTAAATTTCAAGTACTTGTTTTTGCTTGTCAAAGTTCTTCTTCCCAATCGGAATTTTCTTCTTGAGTTTATTCACGCATCTTCTTAGTGAGGAGTAACTTCCAAATACCATGACGGCATCCCAATCGGACATTAGGCCCTCAACCTTAACCGTATCAACTTTCTCTCTTCGAATGTAATATTCGTATACCTCTATGATTTTCAGGTAGTTATTTTTTGTCTTTGTTCTGATCATAATGCTCTTGCAGTGTTTTGAAGAATGAGGAACGCTTGATGCGTGTCTCCACCTTTGTTTTTGATATCTCATCAAGAGTTTCCCTGTATCTCCGTATAGCCTTTTCAACTTGATCAAGATCCTCAGATGTGATTGCTGGGTCGCAGTACAAAAGTTTACGGCGCGACTTGGTGGCCATCGGTGTAAATATCCGCATGACCTCATAGATCTCAATCTTTTCCTCAATCATTGTGTTGAGGAGCAGAATGGCTCTGTCCCAGTTCTGTAAATTACTCATATATCATCACGATGTATCGCTCATGCACAGAATACTCCGTGACATCTTGCAGTTCAACCTTGTCTATTTTACCGACAATACAAACACGTTGGCCTACTTCGAACGGGCAGAAATTACCAACCTTGGTTATTACTGCGTCGATCTGCTTGTCAGTTTTATTTTCTATCTCAACAAATACCCGGTGATCGGGTGGAAATAAATTACTCATGCTGCAAATATACAGAAAAACAACACTGTGTCAAGTTCTTGCTTGGAAATAAGATTAAACAGTGTAAATTTGCGCTATGTTTATCGTTTCTATCGTACTTACAATATTTTGCATTTGGTTCATGATGAAGAACTCCATTTATGGCTGCGGAAAGCGGACCTATAAAACTCGCAAAGAGGCTGAGTCTCATTGTGATTATGACCAAAAAGTCTATATGTGCTGGGATTGTGAAACCTGGCATATAAAAAATAATGAAGAAAACACTTGACAACCTCGCGTGGTTGTTTTATGTTTGCCCAATATTTCACTCCTCGTTTGCTAAAGAACCACAGTAAACGAGGGTTGGAAGGTAATGAATTGTTCTTACCAACCCAAAGGCTCGCAAAGTGGTTCTTGCGAGCTTTTTTTTTCTTATGAACACAGGACAAATTGTTAAAGGGAAGCGCAAGCATGACTTTGCTATTATCCCCAACGAAATCGCGCAATCTAAAGAACTTACAATGGAAGAGAAGGGTATGCTTTGCTTCCTTCTTTCGCTCCCGGAGAATTGGGTTCTCTACAAAAAGAATCTTTACGATCAGATGCCGGATGCAAAAAATGCAGTAGACAGGGTGTTTAAATCCTTGCAAGAGAAGGGTTACATCATAAGCTGCCGTCAAATAGATCCAGCAACTAACAGAATGGTTGGGTGGAATCACATTGTGTATGATGCGCCTCAGATTTACCGACATCGGATTTCCCCGACATCGGATTTTCCCGACATCGGGAATTTCCGTGAATCGGAAAACCTCGATATATATAAAGAAACAAATATCAACAAAGAAACAAAAACATATAAATACGCATTTGAGGATTTTTGGCAGGCATACAACAAGAAGGTGGACAAGAAGCAAACACTTGCTGTATGGAATAAACTCTCTGATGAGGACCGGACTCTTGCAGTAGAAGGCATGGGTAACCATAAATCGGGTCGCGAAGCAAAATATTGGAAAGACCCTGTAAGATACCTTCGCGATAGAAGATGGGAAGACGAAACACAAAACAAAACAATAAAACAAACACCTATTCAAGATGACAACAACACATGGTAAAATCTCAATCTACAAAGACTTCAACGACCTGCAAGGACACACGATTACTGTGCTGGGCGCACTTGAACGAATTAGGACTGGGAAGTCAAAGGCACTTGTCCAGCAGGCGAGGGAAGCCAAGACCAAGAAAGAGTCAGACGATTTAAAGAAGAAACTTCCGGCAGTCTGTTTCAGTGGAACATTTTCTAAAAGAAAGGACTCAGAGCTGCTGGAGCATTCGGGATATATCGTTCTTGATTTCGATAATGTGACAAATATTGCCCAAAAAAGAAATGAATTGTCACTTATAAGTTACATTACGGCTGTTTGGGTATCACCTTCTGGGAAGGGATTAAAGGCTTTAGTGCAAATTGAGTGGAAAACCAAACATAAAGAGCATTTTGATGCGTTAATGGCGGAAATGCCCGACATCGATAAGACCGGTCGCAATGTTTCTCGACTTTGTTTTGAGTCGTATGATCCGGAGCTTTACTATAATCCGAACGCCGAGGTCTACAATAAAATGCCCGTGAAGAAGGAGGATCGTAGGTTGCCACAACAGACATCCACAGAAACCGTTAACGACGACGACACAATATTCCAGAACCTGTTGACGTGGATGACATCTAAAGGCGATGCATTCCGCGAGGGGGAGAGGAATCACTTCGTGTTTAAGTTGGCTGCGAGTTGCTGCCGGTTCGGGATGATGGAGGAAACCTGTTACAACCTCATGATGACTTACGTCGTGCCTGACGCTAGTTTTAGTCAGAGAGAGTGCAAACAAGCCATCCGTAGCGCTTACAGGGCAAACATGAATCAGTGGAATACCGCCGAGTTCACCAAGGATCAGTTGGTTAGTAAGAGTAACCGACTGGAGGTCGATATCGTAATCACCGCAGAAGATGCGGAGAATATAACCGCAGAGGATGTAATTTATGCGGAGGAAGTGATGGAACAGGCTTCCGACATTTACCTGCACGGGTACAGGGCCGCTCAGCCTTTGGGTGTTCCACTACTTGACAAACACTTCAAGCGAGTGAAGGGCGATTTAACAATTGTTTCCGGAATTGGAAACTATGGTAAGTCCTCGTTCATGAAGTGGGAGATGGTGTTTCGTATTGTGAAGTTTGGGGAAAAGGTCGCCATCTTTACCCCTGAGGAATTACCGGCAGAGCAGTTTTACCATGACCTTGTGGAGATCTACTTTGGGAAGGACTGCACACCCAACAACCCCAACCGTCCACCATACGATATGTACATGAAGGTGTACAAGATGATCGGTGAACACATCTTCATGGTATATCCCAAGAGTGTAAGCCCTACCCCTGAATACGTCAAGGAGGTATTCCTTACCCTTATCATTAAGCACGGGGTGGAACGAGTTGTCATCGATCCATTCAATCAGATGGCCAACGATTACACGAAGGGAGGAGGACGAAGCGACAAGTACCTGGAGACATTCCTTTCTGACTGCACCAGGTTCGCACGGAAGAACAACGTGTACTTCGACATCGTGGTACACCCGCACAAGATGCGTAAGGCTGATGACGGCAACTACCCATGCCCGGAAGTATTTGATCTCGCAGACGGTGCGATGTGGAATAACAAGGCCGACAATATCCTCATATACCACCGTCCGTTCGCTCAGACGGCCCCAGAAAGCCCTATCTGTGAGTTCCACAGTAAGAAGATCCGCCGACAAAAGATCGTGGGTATAAAGGGCTTCTTTGAGTTCCAGCTACAGAGGAATACTCGCAGGTTTACATTTGATGGCGTAGATTACTTACAGCAGGCTATTGATGGCAAGTACGTACAAGCCACGATTGAAACTCCAAAGCCATCAGTCATACGTCCAAATAAGAACTGGACTGACTCGAAAGAACTCAAGGAATGGAACGAAGACATTCAGCATCCAAACGGCCACAGGGAGGCTTGGGAATAAATTAACAAATTTTTTCTTGCACAAAAGAAACACATATGATACATTTGCAGATATAACCAAATAATTAATCATAAAAATCTATGGGATTAAATCAAGGTGGTTCATCAAACCGTACTTACCTCAGTATATCTGGCGGTAAGATTGCTAAGCGTGTTGCAGAAGGCACAGCTGGCTCAATTAAGTGTAACAGTAAAGACGGAACCAAGGTTTGGTTCGAGGAGCGTTACACATCACTTTCAGGCTACATCATGGATGTGTTCAAGCGCGTATCCGAACAGGGGTATGGTGATCAGCTCTGTGTTGTTTTGAAGGACGGGGACAACGAGTACCAAATACAGATGCCGTGGAGTTCACGTTACTCGTCTGGATTTTTCTTGTCAATGCCTAACATTGACGCCGGTAAAGAAATTACTCTTACACCGTGGTCAAAAGAGATTGATGGAAAGACACGCACAATGCTGTACTTGCGTCATGGCCAAGAAGACATCAAGTGGGGTTGGACCAAAGACAACCCAGGCAATATGCCTGAAATGAAGCAGATCAAAGTAAAGGGACAAGTTGTTTGGGATGATTCAGAACGCCAAGAGTTCTTCGAGAAGCACCTTAACGACATTTTCCTACCGCAAGTTAAGTTGGTGGGAGCCGTAAAAAAACTAGATTCACACGCCCCCCAGGTAGTTGAGGATCCGGACGACGACGGATTGCCATTCTAATTTTAACCAAAGCCGTGGCGGGGGATTAATGCAGGCGAACCCGCCACGGTTTTTAAAACAAACGAACATGAGATACACATTCAAAGATTTAGTGGATATGGTTCCGACCCACAGACGGGCGGAGTTTTCAAAGGTTTACGAGTACCTACACAAGATTGACAATCCACAAGAGAACGAGATACTCGAAATCGTAAGTAAAAATTTCAAAGTGCCAACAAGCGACATAAAGAGCGATAAGAGGAACGCGGACATAGTACTGGCAAGACAGGTGTACATGACCACGGTAAAGGTTTGCTCTACGAAAACACTTGCAGAGGTTGCCCGCACAGTTGAAAAAGACCACGCTACCGTATGCCATGCATTAAAGGTTGTAAGGAGGGACTACGAGTTCAACGCAGTCCGACGGAATAAGATTCGACACTACATCGCAGAACTAGACTCAGCTAAACAAGAACTACTATTAGACTTTTTCAATGAACGGAATACCGATATACTTGCCTTCTACTCCATCAAACCAGACAGAGTTAAAGCACCTGCGGAGCCTAAGGCATAAGATGTTAAAGGCGGATGCCAAATACCCCAAAAAGAAGGGTGTATACAAGCCGTCAGATCAGTATAGGAGAGACTACAGCCTTATGCGCTTGATTAATAAGCGACTATACGAACTGACTGGCAATGATATGTACCTTTGGCTTGGTGGACATTTTAATGAACTAAATAAAATAGAAGATGGGAAGAATTGAAATCAAAGACGCAAGACGAACAATTGACGGCAAAAAGGTGAACGCCTTCCGTGTTAGAACAATTGGAGAAAACAATGAGATCTTGCAAACCTCAGAAATACTTAATAGTGCTGAGGCGGTAAAAAAACATATCCGAGCAATGGCCTTGGCCTGGGATAGCAATGGAGACTGTGAGGTTATTGACTGTACTTACCGTGGTAAATTCGATGGTAAGCTGATTGACCTTGACCAGTATGATAAGTTAAACTACGGACTTATTTCTTAGAAGACTTTCCATTATGCCCATTTCTAGCCCTGTTAGACGATTGCTTTTCCTTAACTACCTTACCAGATTTAGTGTGAGACATATCCTTTCCGTCGCCATTACCGTAGGTTCCGGCCTTTCGGTTGGCGCGGTTAAGGGATGCGCGGTACTTCTTTCTTTCTCCTGTAGAATGGTACTTTTTATCGTACTCAGCTTTTTTTTCTTTTGCTTCTGGGTTACCTGCATAGTACTTAGCAGACCTAGACTTCCCCAAGGATCGACCGGCGAGTTTGTTTCTCATGGCTATGAATTTGAGCAAAGATAAATTAAAATTCACCCCATAATGTCAATCATTGAGTCACGGATATTTGAGCGTTTTACCTGGATTCAAAATGGAGAAAGTAAAACGGTGTATATTTGCGTACCGGCTACATTGATTATAATGGGAAAAACAAACCAAAAAACACAATTCATATTTTGGAACTAAAAAAATCATTTATCGGACACATGTTGGAGTTTCCCAACATCACTCTTACATCGTTTTTAATTGCGTTTGTAATTGCTTTTGCACTTTCTATTGTGCAGCATAACTACACAAGTGCATTAGGATGTTTCCTAACGATTGCAACCATTCTACCAATAAAGTACATGGTATGGAAGAGGCAACCAGCTGAAAATAAAAAGCAAAAAGTCATCGTAATCAAAAGAAAATGAAGCATCTAAAACGGATTGTGGATACATTTGCTGAGTTGCGTTTCATAGCGCAAGTTCAGTTTGTTTTATTCATTTCGTTTGTGTGAACCGCTCCTGATTAGGGGCGGTTTTTTTTCAGGTGATGGTGATTATATTTGCAATATATCAACTAAATGAAAAATAACGTACAAAACTATCTGAATATTCTCAGCGACTCGCGAGATCTCAGTCAGAACAAGAGGATTGAACTGGAATGGGAGAATATAAGCTCCGGAGCCACGTTAGAATCTTTTAAGCGGGCATTCCTTGCTTGGAAGAAGAAGAAAGGTCACAAAGAACCGGTAAAGAAATCCCCAATCAAACCACAAGCTATCGTAAATGCGTTCGAGGATATCATTAATGAGCTGATGCCCGAAAGTAATCCACTGGGTCTTCCAGACTCAAGGGAAAACAAATACAGCCCGTATAAATTTCCAATTAATCACAATGATATCCTTTTTCTTACCGACATTCACGTACCATACCACAACATTCCTGCGCTCACAGCGGCGCTCAAGTACGGACTCGAAAACGAAGTCAACACAATCTACATCAACGGGGACCTCGTTGATTTCTATGCCATTAGCCGTTTTCAAAAAGATCCTCGCAAGAGGGACCTCGCGGCTGAGGTCTACATGGCGAGAGACTTCCTCTACACCCTGCGACGATTGTTCCCTACACAAGCAATATACTTCAAAGCAGGAAACCACGACATCCGATGGGACCACTACCTCATAAATAACGCGTCGGACCTTGTAGGAATTGAGGAGTTTTCACTGCAATCCATCCTTCACTTAGAGAAGTTGAACATTACCTTCATCCCAGACAAGCAGCTTGTTAAAATGGGTAAGCTGGTGGCCCTTCACGGACACGAGTTCGGATCAAGTATGTTCAGCCCGGTAAACATCGCCCGTGGTCTTTATCTCCGGGCCAAGGACAACGCAATCTGCGGACACCACCACCAGACGTCGGAGCATACAGAGCCAAACATCAACGGTCGCGTGACCACCTGCTGGTCGGTAGCCTGCCTTTGTGAGTTGCATCCGGACTATATGCCCATCAACAAATTTACCCACGGATTTGCACACGTCAAAGTGTTTGATAATGAGGAGTTTGAGGTGACAAACTACCGTATTGTGGACGGCAAGATTAAGTAATCACTCGTAACATTTTTGTGCGTGTTTTTGTTACCGACCTGTGGAAATTTTTTCTGTATTTTGCAGTATGGAGAATCCGAGGATCAGATATCGAAAGTTGGGGAGGGAAAAGGCCAGGGGTCTCTACCATGATGACGGATTAATTGAGATTGATCCTCGGCTCCCTGCAAAGGAACACCTGGAGGTCATTATCCACGAGTACTTACATCACGAATTCAAGCACTGGGATGAGTCGTATGTTGAAGAGTATGGGATAAAAATATCAGACTTCCTTTGGGCGCTAGGTTACAGACGAGTAAATTTGGATTGATATGCTGAGAATCGTGCTTCCCATAGTAGTTGATACTGACGAGAAGAGGGTCGCTGACCTAGTTGGTGTTACGCCCGATAAGTACGAGTGTGAGCCAGCCATATTCTACAGCATAGATAACGTCCGTCCATATCAGAACTACAAGAACCTTTGCATGGTAAGTTCAGGTGGAGACGACTTTATAGTCGGTCTTTCCATGGAGCAGGTAGACGAGATCATCATGAGCGATGTCAGCTTTATGTTTAGCGCAAATTAATGTTAAAATCCTTGCATTAACTTCTCTCGTGTTGTAGATTTGCCACATAATTAAACGAAATGAACGATCTCGAAAGAAAAAAACGCCTGATTGTGACGGCTTTGGCCTCACAACAAATCTATGCCCAGTGTCACGACGAGTGTGTGGACTTGAAATTCTTCAAGCACGACCTCAAAATGCACTCAAAAAACCTTATTTCTAAGCTAGAACGCGACCTTATGCCCATCTTTGGGGTACTTGGCAACGTGGACGGTGGTGAATCCTACGTAAACGCGGTTCAAACGATGGAAACAACACTCCAGAACCTTGCAACCCTGCCGGTTGAGTACTGGGCGCTAGTAAACATTGGCATAAACGACATAAAACGACAAATAGATGAAAAGAACCAAGCAAGCGCTGAAGGATCATCTGATTCAGAAGCTAACGGAATGGAGACCGCAGATGGATCAGGACATAATCAGGACAGCGGTGAACGTCAACCTGAACAAGCTGAAGTCAATGAAGATGGACGAGGTGGAGAGCCTACTACAGAAGTGTAAAGATGGTCTTTTGCCCTTCACCAATCCCAGTTACGACTCCCCTTGGAGACGGATACATCCTCTACATAACGGCAGGGGGGATGCTGGAGAATGACGAGATAACCGTTGTTCTTCTAAATGGAGGGCATATCAAGCACTTTACGAGCGATCAGGTGCGTGTGTGGAAAAATTCAACCTACGAGATACATGAATAACTACGTAATAACGGTTTGGGACGGCGATACGCTGGTTCACAACGCCAAAGCAAAGGCTAAGACCCCCGAATTGGCCAAATCCAAAGCACTCAACGATTGCTGGAAGCTGGATAAAATGATGGGAACCGAACGAAACTGGTACAAATACAGATGGGACATACAAGCAACGATAAGCCGATAAAACACGCCTCAGAACTACTCAACGAGGTAGTCGTGGACATGATCATGCGTGAGAAAAGGGGTTACTCTGAGTACAAGCATACGATGGACCGGAATGACCTAACTCAGAAAGAGTGGCTCCAACACGCATACGAGGAGGCGCTTGACCTTGCGTTGTATCTGAAAAAGATTATGAAGGTTCAAGAGGTCCCTGCAACCCCAGCAACTAGTGTCACGTTTACTGGAACCTCATCCGCAGGAGTTACTACAGTCACAAATATTTGAAGAATTGTGACAAGTTACCGCGATGCTTACTTCGGAAAATTAAGCACACTTTGTGGTAGTTTCGGTTAGTCAGGTGGCGGAAGGTTAGGGATTTCCTTGACGTGGTAGACGCTAAGCGTAGTAAGCGCACTCATACGACGTATACTCGGTGCGCGTGCAGGTTCGAGTCCTGCCCTGACTACTAAATAAACGAAATAAACGAAATGAAAAAGAAGTACAACTTTTTTAACAGTCAGGAATTTGAAAACCTGATCCCATACCTAATCATGATCGCCCTTGGAGTGGCGACGTTTTATCTCATTCAAGTATGTGTAAATCTAATGTAAGAAAGATGCTCCGGATGGTTCGATGGGAACTCAAAAAACCACACTGGATCACCGTGGCCATTTACTACCTAATCCTCACAATTACCTACATCCTATTCATATGGACGTTTACATCACGGGACTAATGGCCATGTGCGCCCTCTACATGCTGGCCTACGCAATCGTCAAGATCGTAGAGAGGTCTGACAAATAAAAAAACCGGGAATTACCCCGGCTTTAGTCGTAACTACAACGGGCCATCTACACAACCCGTGCATCTTTAGCAGTCCCACTTACGAAGAGCTAACGCCTTCCGAGTGGGTTTGCCATTTGGTTTCTTCATTGGACCAGGCATGCCTCCCATCCTTGCACAGAACGACTTACGTCGAGCAGCGGACTTGGGTGATTTCTTAGCTTGTTTAGCAGACACCGGCGGTTTCAACGTACCTCCAGTCTCACGCTTGTAAGCAGCTCGACCCTTGGCATTCAACCCACCTGCGGGATTCTTGCCCTCCTTACGTTGCCATGCTGGTGACTTTGCCATGATGCAATTATTTTTTACCTAATGCCTTGTTCACTCTCTTCTCAAGCATTGTAGGCTTGGCCATACTCTTGTTGACAGAGCGGGTTGTACCGGCTGCATTTGTTTTTGATTTAGTCACGCCATCCTTGCTTCTAGTAACGGACTTTGACTTTATCATTTCTCCCTTTTTGTTGTAAACCTCACGTTTTGTCGTCGACGGATAGCTAGAGCTTCCGACTGTTTTAGATTCTACAACTCTTCGACCCAACAAATTCTTTTTGTCTTTAGTCGTTTTTTTAACAACAATTCCCATTTTTATTTCTTTTTAGCTGTTTTCTTTGATTGCTTAAACGCCTTAGCGGTAGGAGCGCCCTTGGAGCCAACCTTCCTCATCGTCTCGCCTGATCCAGCAGCAATTCTCTTGCGCTTGGCGTTGATGTTTGCGTATAGTCCTGCCTTTGCCATTATCCCTGTCCTCTTGATGGTTTAACATTCTTATCCTTAGGCGACTTGCGCTTAAACGCCTTGCCGTCCTTACGCTTGCCAAAGGTCGTCTTGGCTCCGTTACCTAGCGCCTTGGCCATTACTTACCCTTCTTAACAGTGCGACCAACCATACCCGGAGTAGGCTTGGCGTTCTTAGCAGCCAAGTACTTAGACTTCTCCATCTTGTTCTTCGCACGGGTCTCCTGACGGGCAGACTTGCGGTACAACTGGTCAGCCCGCATCTCTGCGTTGCTGTATTCCCCAGCAGTCAAATTCTTACTCGACTTGGCAGTTGCACGGGTGGCCTCAGCCTTTGCAAAAGTCTTCTGGGCCTTACCCATTGTCTTTACCGCACGTTTCTCGACGCGACCGGCACGTCCTCCATTTGATGCTTTCATTGTCTATTTTTTAAAAAGTAATCTTCTTTGTTTTCTTAGGCTGAGCAGCT